TCAGCGCTTGCGACGGCGCCAAGCCCGGTCCGCGACATGGACGAGCCCGAGCAGGCAGGCGGCCACCAGCGCTACCTCACCAATGGCGAGCAACAGGTCCACGGGAATACTCCGGCCGGCGAGGGTTGCGGCCAGGCTGGTGCCGTTGAAATGACGGTCAACCTGTGCTGCAGGATCACCGTAAGGGCAAACGGGCTCGCCGTTCTGCAAGGTGATACGCATTTCCGGCAATGCGATGCGGATGAATGCGGGGAATGAGGGCGGAACTGCGGATGAGGCCGCCAGGAGCGTGGTGACCCCGGCCCGATTCGAACGGGCGACCTTCCCCTTAGGAGGGGGGCGACCAGCCCTTATGTACCAACGCGCCCAGAATGCACTGTGCCAAAGGTGTGCCTAATTGGCCCGCGCTGCCGAACATCTAGCCGGAATTTGTGCGGTTGCGGCCCGCACCCTGTCGTCCCATCGCCTCCGCCCCCGCCCCCCCTCGTACAAAGGCCGCTTTGACAACATGTACAGTTCATGAAACCTTCATGATCCGCCCAGCCGCCCGGCTGCCAGGAGTTGGCGGAGACACACTATGGAGAGCACTGAATGAAGATTGCGAAGATCTTGGCCGCGATGGGGCTACTCGCCGCAACCGCTTTGGGAACCGAAGCCCAAGCAACGACCCTTCGATGCGATGGATGTTCCGGGCCTGAAATGCAGGAGTGGGCCATCATGGAGGCCGCTCAAAACGGCTACACCTATGACGAAGTATTCGTCATCAACCAGACCGATGGCTTCATGAAGAAGTTCATCGTGACCGTCGATGCTGGCGGCGGCGATATCCCTGATCAGATACCAGATGGGACGAGCTACGGAACCGCAACGGAGGTGGCCGTACCTGACCCTGTCCTTGAGTATTTTTCTGTGGCGCTAATGGTCAATGGACGAATCATCGCCATGGCGCCAGGCCTTCCTGGCTCAATGTACGACGTCGTGAATAATCCTTCGGCCGACTACGCTCTTTCTGAGTACGCAAAGACGACTCAACAGGCGGAAGACAACATATTGTGGAGGGTCTTGTCTTCTCTTGAGTTTATACCTATCGATTTTTCCAAGTTTGATATCGCGATCAAGCTGACTGCCAGTGACCAGTCTTTTGCGACCTTGGTCTATGACCCAGTCGCTAAGAAATGGTATCGACTGAAAGAAGACACCCGCGATTCGGGCGGAAACATTATTCCTTCGACCAAGTCTGAGGTCACTGGCGGAACGGATAGCTTCCGGCAATACAACTTCACCAACGGCAATGACTTCACCCGCTTCGTGCAGCATGTGGGTAACTTGGGCGTCGTCTTCGTGGGCTCTGTTGGCAATGTAAGTGGTACGGTCGGAGTGGTGTGCACTTCGATCATCAAGAGCACCGAAGGCCAAGAGTCTCGGGAAGAAACACAGTGCTCAACTACCAATTGAACTAAATTCTCAAACAAAAATGCCCCCGCAACTACGGGGGCATTTCTGAAGCAAGGGAGCACAGGCTTAGAAGTCTACCTGACTGTCGTTGCAAATCAGCCACTTTGATCGAATTGATTTCTGGAAGCGGACTGCCCAAGCCCTTGCGGCACAACGGTTCTACACGCAATTTTCTGGAGCCAAGGCAGCCATTGCGAGGCATCTCACTCCAAGCGGGACAGGCGCCCACTGCCCGCCTCTGCGGCGAGGCAACCGCCGTATGCAGTCAGTTGTCACGAACTAAGGCCGTCTGGCGTCTCCACCTTTAAGTGGGCCAATTCCGGTCCACACTTACAGGACAGGACAATGCAAATGAACCGAGCGAACTGGTTTGTGGTCTCTCCCGAGGGTGCCAAAGCGGTTGGACAGCTCCATCACTTTGTGACCACCGGCACATCGTTGCCCTCCAAATTGATCCACTTGGTGTTCTTGCGCGTTTCTCAACTGAACGGATGCGCGCACTGCATAGACATCCACACGCGCGATCTGCTCAAGGAAGGCATGCCCTTCGACACAATCACACTTCTGCCTGTATGGCATGAAGCCGCGTACCTCTTCTCGGAGCAAGAGCGCGCCGCATTGGCATGGGCTGAGGAAGTGACGCTTGTCAGCGACACCCACGCATCTGACGAGGCGTACCAAGCCGTGGCCGCAGTCTTCAGCGAGAAGGACCTTGTAGATCTCACGCTCACCATCGCGGCAATGAACGCGATCAATCGGCTAGGGGTGAGCTTTAGGCTCAAGCCCCGTGCCAAGCCCGCTACCGAGTAACGGCACCCGCGAGCGCTGGGCATTGGCCCAGCGCCTCCTCAGCGCCTCTTTGATCCGACTTTTCCCTCCCTCAACCCAACGTCAGCGCGATCCGTCAGTCTGGGCCTTGTCTCCGCCGGCGGCTGTATCAGCGCCAGTGCAGGCATCACTCGGGCGGCCGCAGCCGCAGCCGCCTCGTCCAGGCGCTGGGCCTGCTGCTGTTGCTCGCTTGTCGGTGGCAAACCCGGCAGCGGCGGACGCGGATCTATGGGCGTACTGTCGGTGAGGCGGGTCACGGCCTCCCGAAGCGGCAAATCGGGATAGAGCCTGGCCGCGCACCAACGCTCGGCGAAGCGCTTGCCCTGCCGGAAGCTGGCCACTCTCACGCTCTTGGTCTGCCACATCTTTAAGGCGTTGAGAGCCATGCGCAGGCCGCCAGCACGATCCGGCGTCAGGCTGGCCACCTCCCGGCCGTTCCACCACAGTGCCCAGCGCTCGCCCATCTGCACCCACCCGGACGGGATGGGAGCTGTGCGGAAGCCTTGGTAGCCGATGGAAGGAAGCATGCCGAGGAGCTTACGCCTGGGTGTCGCACAGCTTGCGATTGACCTTCGCCATCTCGGGACCGAGAGATTGGGCTCAGCCTCCAACCGGATGACGACCGGCTATTGCCCCCATGGTGAAGGCGTAGCCAGCGTCTTCCAGCATTGATCGCAGCCGCATTTCTGCTCGCCGCGGCATAGGAAGACCACGTGACGCATACAGCACATACACAACATGACCGTCCGGGCCATGTTCCCTGCGCACGCTGCAGCTATTCGTCTCGGCAGCATCTGACCAAACGGCCTTCAGCTTCTCTGGCCCGATGGACTGCCCATTCCGCAGACGAAAGCTAAGCCAACGTACGCTTACGGGGTCGTACTTTTCTAGGTCAGCCATTGGGCACCTTCAATACGGCGATGGAGTTCGTCCAACACAACCGGATCTATCCGGGGATGCTCGTCAATAGAGGACATGGGCAGATCAATCCGAGTTGATCGCCTAACCAAGGCCGGAGAAGCGCATGACAAGTCGATCCACCACCCTTCGGGAAGGCGCAAGCCCCTCCCGTTTCTGTCGTAGATGCTGATGAAGAAAGGCATGTGGACGACCGAATCCCTATAGAAGGTCAGCCATGCCCAGTCGGGACGACGCGACTGGCGCACAGGAAGACCTGAGCCTCGTCTTGCTGAACCTTTAAGAACGAATCAAGCCAACGGACAGCGGCACCGCGATTCTCGATGATCCTTCCGAGCTCTTCAGTAAGGCAGCGTGCGCACTCCATTCCACCAGGGCTCGGGGAATGACAAGAACGACAAAGCCCCATGGTCGTCGTAGCCGCTGGGCGAGACTGATACATGATCTTGGTCATCAAACCTACCGCTTTCTCATGCAATGCCATGACCCTTGATTCCTGCTGAGCCAGAAGAAAGCCGCGCTACGCGCGGCTCCTCGTTATGCCCTAGCGGCGAGCGTTCTGCTGCTCACCTTGCTTTTCCTTGCCACTTCCCTGTTTGCCGCCCTCCTGGCTGCTTTGCTGCTTCTGCGGATCCTTCTCGCCCTTTCCGTCGGGGCCGCCACCGAGCTCCTCTCCATTCACTTGGCCCTGTTGTCCCTGCTGCCCAGCTCGCTTTGCATCGCTGCTGTCGTTGGATCGGGAATCCTGACTCTGATTGACATTGTTCATACGTTACTCCACTGCAGCTAAGTACTGCCCACTCACAGTCCTCTCTCCGCTGTTAGGAGGGCGTGCTGCAGCGTCCCATTTATGAACAAGGGTGCAAACAGCAGAGTGACTAAGCGAGTAGAGTCAAAGCCCCAAAAGGAGAACTGCCATGGAAAGCCTGAGAAACAAAGACTACGTCGACGTAGACAGAGAACTAGCTCACTGGGAGTTGGCTTTCAATGCCGGGGTTCTTCCTGCGCTGAACTTTCGTCATGAGGTTGCGCCCGTAATTCGACTGGCTTGCGACATATACACCCGAAATCCACATGGCACTCATGTTGCCTGGCTGCGCGACCTCCAGGAGCGTTTAGCAAGGCGGCCTAGCCTGCGAGGAAATCCCGGCGCTGAAGAGATCGCTGAAGGCTGCTGGAAGCTAATTTCCGTTTCCCCTTTGTAAGATCACGAGTACGTCAGCAACCGCGAGCAGGCGCGAGGGAGTATCAAACAGAGTCGTACTTTGCGACGCACGCCAGAAATGGCCAAGAGAGAGCCTTTGGTACAGCTCGGCTTGATGCGTACTTCATCGGATTGATGATACGGTGACCAATCTTGGCTCTTCTCCGGCGCGAAATTCTTCGCGCCCGTGTCCAGCCCTCATATGGCTGGAGCCCATGACCACACCCGTTTCCTTCCGGATCCTCAGGATCAGTGCCTTGCTACGCGCCAACGGCAACCTTGAAGGCGTCGAGTCAGTGATCTGCAGGTGCCAAGCCTGCGGAGACACATCGAAGCTGTCTCGCGGCTTAGGGCTTGAAGATCTTCCGAATGGCGTTCAGCTTACGTGCCCGACATGTCACCAATTCGCTGATGTGCCAACGCCGCAGATCTGGGCAGAATGGGCCGAGCAATTGCGACGTGATCGCATGCTGGTACGGGCGGGAATAGACCCGCGCGATCTATATGGCCCCTAGATCAGAGATCAAAGCGCCTGAAGGGCAAAGCGTGGCGGCGAGTAACCGGCCGCCAGCGACCTGCCGTCCGGTCGACCTGTTCAGCCAAGCCGCCTGAATCCGACCAGCGGCCAACACCTCTGCAGGCGCGAAGCTATTCTGCCCTCCCCGCAGTGGCTCGCCAGGAGATGCGAGGCCGCCCGCCAGCGGTTGTACCCGCGCAGGCTCGTCGCTGACGTTTTTGGCGTAGGCCGTCGCCACCATACGGTTCGCTTGGGGCGACCAGCCACCGAGCACAAGCTCGGTTCCGATATCCGAGCGTGCGATCCCGGCCTCCAAGGCGGCCTTCTCGTAGGCGGGCCACAGCTGGTCAACGACCAGCCCCAGCTCCCTGCCGAGCTGCTCCATGGTGAAGTCCGCGCGAAAACTGGCCTGCAACGCAAGCTCGTAGATGCGGAGGAAGAACTGCGCGCTGCCTCGCGTCGCCAGCACCAGGTTGTGCTGTGGAATAAGGAGCAGCTTCGCGCCGGCCGACTTGGCTCCCGTCCGCGAGTCCTCAGCCAAGGTGTCTACAGCAACCAATAGTTGATCTGGCGATAGCAGAACGTTGAGGATGCTCATTGCCTGGGGCCATGTGGAATGCCCCCAACTATTACCATCATTCAGCGAGCTGTCTACGAGCACCCCATGCCCACCACGTCCGAGCTTCTGCAACGCCTCGATAACTGCACGACCGAACTTGAGGCCCATAGGGGCTACCTCAAAGCGATGGAGTACTGCATCCGCGCGCTCATCATCAGCCACCCAGATCCGGCGTCATTGACGAGGGTATGGGAGGGCATGATCCCAGGAATCTTTGACAATCACCTCGAAGATTCCGCCCTATCTGCCACAGCAATGCGCCAAGGGCTAGCCCTGCTCACAGAGCAGATCGAAGCGACAGCGAATCCCGGGCGGTAATCAGCGCAGCCCGGAAGACCACCCTCGCCGAGGCTATTCTGCTCGCCAGCACGCCCCGGCGTTAGGGCGTGCTGGATCAGCCGGGCGGTAAACACGCCGCGGAACAAAGTCCAGCAGCTGCTAAAAGCCGGTAGGCTGAACACCGTCATTCTTCGACGTCAGATCCGCGATGCAGGCGGGACATCCTCCAACCACCGTGCGACTTGAAGTAGCCGCTGTCACCCGTCAGCGAGTACCTGACACCGGCGACGATCGAGGCAGGAACCGACCCATGCCAGCTGCGCGCCTTCCGATACGCATAGCGGAAAGAGGGAATCATCTGGAGTCTCCTTGGAGCAGTTCCGCGTGAGGCCCCCTTGAAGAGGATCACAGCGAAAGTAAAGAAGACCAGCAGGATCACAGCGCCTAAGAACGTTATTGAAAACGAGATCAACAATTCCACGGCGAATCACCTACGGGCAATAGAGATAAGCGCCTCTCTACGCTAAACATCTGCGCGCGTAGCAGTCCCCTGTCCGCTCGCTCTCAAAGATGGCTTCAAGTCGGTGAGCCTCCCGTGAACGAAATGCCGTGGCCACCCTGGTGGTCAGCACGTCCCCGTCCATGGAGGCGTAGCGGGTTAGCCGAGCGGTCAAAATGCCGCGCAATAACACAGAGACCCTGTTGGAGGCCGCGGCTTAGGCCTCCGGCTGCGCCACGATCTCCTCCGCACCGAGGTCGTACTCGGCCGCGGTCACGTACGGTGCCGCGGCCTGCGGTGAAACGAAGAAGTTGAAAATGGCGCCAGAGCCATCGGTGGCGCGGAAGATCAAATGCACCTTCCCCGGGTTATCCGCATTCTCGATCTTCTGGTACAGCTGTGCACGTGCAAGCATGGTGTATCTCCTGTAGGAAAAGCGGGGCAAGAGCCAGCCCCGCATGGCTTACTGCTCGATGGACACAATCGACAGGCTCTGCGTGATCGTCTGACTGTCGAAGCTGCCCGACTGGTGGGTTACGGTCTGTTCGGTGAAGCCCACAATCTCGGCGCGGTAGCTACGCCGTGTCGTGCCGTTGGTGTTGTCGTTCAAGGTCAGCGACGCATTCCAAATCGAGTCGGCAGAGTCAGGGCCATCGGGCTGATTGAAAATGTTCACGCTGCCGGTGATCGGGATCTGCTGCCACAGCGTCTCGGCCTGGCCATCCAGCTGTCGATACAGGTTGATGGTCCCGCCATTGGTGCCGGCACCCGCGACGAAGCCCTGCGCCGCCTGCGCATTCTTGATGCGACGATGCCGCCGGTTGAAACCGACCACCACCTGCTTGTTCCGGCCATTGGTATCGAACGGACCCACCAGCACGCTGTTGCCCGTGGTGACGATGCTGGTGCTTTGCGCGGCGTTGCGCAGGATACCGGCGGCGATAGAACCACCCCAATACGCGTTGCCGTCTCGATCCATCCACATAGTGGCGTTGGTCTTGCTGGCATTGGCGGCACCCACGTTCGGCCCGAAGTAGTCGACCAGACCGTCAGCGCCGAAGTTGTTGCCGATGATGCGTTGCGAATTGCCTGCCCACGTGCGGATGTAGCCATTGGTCATTTCGATTCCGTCTGCACCACCTGGCGAAAGGATGTTCATCGCATTCGCCATGATGTTGAACGCAGACGTTTCACCAGTGATGCCCAACTGCAGACCAGCCGCGATGCCGTTGGCCTGAATCGCCAAGCTCCACTGCGCGGACGCTTCGGCACCTCCCGTGGAGTACATAGGCGGCTGCGTAGCACCGGCAGCGACTTCCGAGAACATCGGATACCACATCCAGTAGTACGGGTCCGACTCCCCAGTACCTTCCAGCATGAACACGACCATCGCGCTGACAGCACCCGCAGGCGGCTTCCCGATGACAAATGGGCGGCTATAGCTGGCCAGTGGCAGTTTCGTTTGACCTGTGTGGCTGATGACTTGCGAACTGCTGGTCGAAATCGCCTGGTTACTCGCGTTACGCCATTCGATCATCGCGGTCAGTTTGCAGCGATAGACGTTGACGTACATCGACATGCAGTAGGTCTTGTCCGGCATAACCGGTATCTGCGTGCACCAGCCCCAGTCTTTGGTGCCAACCGCGTACACGCCAGGGCAGAGACCAGACGCCGCCGATTTGACGCCGTAGGGGATATAGATGTCGTCGCCGGTTACGTTGCGCATCGCTCCGAAACGGCTCGGCGGAGTCCAGCCCGCCCCTGTCCAATTCGGGAACAAGCTATTCGCAATCAGATTTCCGCCTGCGCCCTGGTTGTTAACCTGTACGCGCATCTCCTGCACTACCGACGCGTCAGCTTTACCGCCGAGCGATACCTGCACTCCATCAATCCTGCTGGCCTGCGCGGTGATCTGCTGACCTTGCTGGGTAACCGTGGCGGTCAGTGCAGTGACCGCACTGGCGGCGTTCGTCGCCTTGGCGTCAGCTGCGGCTGCGGCTGCTGCTGCATCAGTGGCCGCCTTGTCGGTTGCGGTAACCCACGCGCTACCGTTCCAACGCTTCGGCGTGTTCGCGTTGTTGGTGGTATCGATCCACAGATTTTGCGAGAGGCGGTCGGCCACTGCAGGTGCAGCAGACTGGAAAATCACCTTGCCCTTATTTCCAGCGGCGGTAGCTGCAGCATCGGCAGCTGCCTGTGCGTTCACAGCCTTGGCATCAGCAGCGGACGCCGCAGCGGTTACGGACGTGATCGCAGTACCTTGAGCGGTCACCGTCCCCTGAATCGAGGTTACTTGACCCTGCAACGTGCTGGTGGCCGCAGCGTTGGCAGTGATCTTCGCTGCCGCTTCCACGCCGCTGGGCATCCAGTTGGTCGCAACTTCACCCTGTTGGAACATCACATTATCGATTGCTGCCGCTAAGCTATCACCGACAGCAGCGGATGCGACGCGGATGAAGATACGCACGCTGACGGCACTGGTCGGCGCGGTAAACGTGCCCGTGTAACGAACCATGGTCGCGGTCAGATCCGCAATCGGTGCGTACTGCGCCGAACCAATACCAGCGTTGTTGCTGTCGAGCCACTGCACCAGCAGCTGCACGCGGCCTGCAGTTGCAGTCATGCGAGAAGCCCACGCCGATAGCGTGTACTTCGTTCCGGGCACTGGCTTCGGTCGGTTTGCGGTAGCTACCTCGATGCCGATGTACTGGCCCACAGCGGTAGCTGCAGCAGATGCCACGATCTGTATTGCGCGAGCAGAACCGGCCACCGCATACGCGGAACCATAACTGACAGCCTGCGCAATGCTGTTGGACGCGAACCAGTCCGGCAGTGTGCTGTTGTCAGCGTTGCTGGTTTCAAAGCCGCTATTAGGCAACAGGTTGTCGCCACCGATATTGTCGACCCTGGCGGTGACGCTGGTGATCGACTGGCCCAGTGCCGTGACCTGCCCCTGCAGGTTGCTGACAGTGCCGGTCAGTGCGCTGGTGGCGGCAGCGTTGGCTGCTGCTTTGCTGTTCAGTTCACTACCGCTGGGCGACCAACCGGTGGCGACTTCACCTTGCTGGAACTGCAGATTGTCCCAATCGAACTGCGCAGTCAGCGCGGCGTTATTGGTCGGCAGCAGCATGCGGTAATACACGCGGGCGAACGCCGCATTAGCTGGGGCTTCGCGCGGAGCACCAACGATTCGACGCCAGGTATTCGCGTCGTGGGTGAAAAGATTCTGCAGTGCGCTGCCAACCGTGGCTCCGTTTTCATCTAGGAACCAAATGATCAGCGACGGCTGCACCCCAGCAGCACCACCGTTTCGAACGAAGGCACTTGCCACATACTTCTGGCCCGGGACCACTTTCACAGCCCGATCAGGAGTACGAAGTTCAAGATACTGCCCGGCAGAGGCGGCCGTTGTTGCCGCCATGCGCAGTGCTTTGGTTGACCCCGACAAACCTGAGTCAACGTAACTGCGAACACTGCCCGGCGCATTGCCTCCCCACAGCCACCAGTCCGGCGCGACAATGTCACTGGCGCGGTCTTCCAAACTGCTGTTGATCAGCAGATTCTCACCACCCATGTTTCCAAGGGATGCGTTGACGTTGGTGACTGCAGTACCAAGGCTGGTGATGTCATTGCCCTGCAGCGTTACCTGCGATTGCAGCGCCTGCAGGGCGGAGTTGCTGGCCTTTCCCTCAACATCCGCGCGCAAAGCGGTGATGGTGCTTGCTGTCGCATTGTCTGCCGCCGCGCGCGCCAACGCCTCCTCGGTCACAGATGCCGCGGTGGCAAGGTTTCCGGTGCCGGCCGGCATCCGCACTTCCATCGCGTTGATGCGCTGCACCTGGGCGCTGTCGGCCGCCACTCGCGCCTTCAGCTCCTCATAGGCAAGACCCGCCGTCAGCTGCAGCGGGTCGGTGCCGGTGTAGTTGCCCCGCATCTGCACTGCCAGGGTGTTGCGCTGGCTCGCCTCCGCAGCGATCGCGTTGGTGCGAGCAACCGTCTCGGCCTGCACCAGCGCCACAGACGCGCCAGGTGTCGGGCGGCCCACTGCCACCCAGTCCACCAGGTAGTAGTTCGCCACCGCCTGCGCCACGCCCAGCTGCAGGCGGATCCGGTCGACGGTGCCCGGCCACCAGGCAATGTCCTGCACATCCACCGTGGCCACGCCATTGGCGTCCCACGCCGGTTCCGCGATGGCCACGCGCTTCTGGGTGTTCCATGTCTGGTCGGTCGGCGTGATCCACTGCAGGAAGCCGGCCCACGTCGGCGAGCCGACGCGCTTCACGCGCAGCTTCACGAAGCGGTAGGCGCTGCCGTCCACTGCCAGCGCCGCCGGCGACTGCACCCACGGGGTTGCCGCGGCATTGGCCGGCCGCAGCCAGCCGTCCACCAGCGTCGGCGTTCCATTGCCGCTCCAGCCCTCCACCGTCTGGTCGAAGTACCAGATGGCGCGGCTGTCGAACTGCGTGCCGCTGCCGGCGGCCACCTCGGCCACTTGGCGCGCGAGGGAATCAACCTCGCTCTGCCGGGTCTGCTGCTCAAGGCTGATGGCTGCCTCACGGGCCAGCTTCTCGTTCAGCACCGCGTCGGCCCGGGCACGCGCCTCGTCGGCAATGCCCTGCATGGCCTGCGTGTACTGCTGCTGGCGCAGCGTTGCCTCGGCCAACAGATCCTGCGCGGCCTGCGCCATGGCCGCCGCGCGGGCGGCAGTTTCGGCAGCGTCGGCCCGCATGCGGGCCAGCGTCTCGGCCGCCAGCTTCTCCTGCTGCTCGACCAGGTCGGCAGTGGTGGTGGGCGGGGTCGCCTCCACCGTGCTGCCGGCGCCGACCTTGCCGCGCACGGTCGGGGTGATCCGGAACCACCACTTCTGCCCGCTGCCGTCGCTGTAGAGGTAGCGGGTTTCGGTGGTGCGGTGGATCTCCGTCCACGGACCTTGCGCGGTCGGGCCGCGCTCGATCACGTAGATGACGCCTTCTTGGTCGACGGCCGCCCACTCGATCAGGACGCCATCGGCCACCGGATTCGGGGTAACCCCCTCCACCGGCGGCACGGCGGCCGCCTTGTACGGCATCGGGAACCAGTTGGCGTAGCGCGGCGCGGCCGGCGACGGGGACGGCAGAGCGCTCCCGCCGATTTCCACCAGCGTGAGTTTCCGTTGCAGCATGAGTTACCTCACATGGCGTTGAGCGATTGACGCAAGGCAGAGCTGGCCGACGAGCGGACGCCCTGGGTGGTGGTGGAAAGAAGATCCCGCAGCAGCTGGTTCTGCTCGGCGAGCAGAGCGTTGCTCTGCTGCACAGCGGCCGTGGTCTGGGCTTGGCCGTCGTTGTTCACCACCAGGTCGAACACGGCGCGGCTGAAGTTGTCCGGCAGCGCCTCGATGGCATCGGCCAACGCCCCCATGCTGGTGCCGTCCTCCATATCGAGGTCGCCCACCTTCATGCCGTCGATCAGGCCGGTAACCTGGCTGTAGAGGCCATTGTAGTCGTTGCCGCTGGCGTAGAGGTTCCGGCCAAAGCCCAAGGCGGCCTGAGCGGCCGCCTGCGCCGCGCTGGCGTCACCGCCGGACACGGCGCGCTCCAGCTCCTTCATCGCCTCGCCAAGCTTCTCCTGGTCCGTCAGGGGCGACAGGTCGCTGATGGAAAGGCCGTACTGCATGGCCTTCTTGTCCTTGTCGATCTGCGCCTGCAGCTTGCCCATGTTCGTGGCGCGCAACGCCTCGATTTTGGCCAGGTCCTCCGCGCGTGCGCCGGACAGGCCCAGCGCCTTGGCGTAGTCGTTCGCCGACTTCACCTGCTGGCGATAGGTCCGCTCGATGCTGAGCGCCTGCTGCTGGTAGCTGGACAGGTCGCCGGTCAGGAGCTGGGTCGACACGTCGGCCATCAGCGTGGCGTAGTTGCCCAGCAGCCCGGTCACCTTCTGCACCTGGGTGGCCAGGTCCGTGCCGGCCACGCCGGCCAGATCCTGGAAATAGTCAACGGCCTTGTTGACCTTCTCGATCTCCAGCCCATTCAGCGCGCGCCCGAGCTGGTCAGCATTGCCCACGGCCAGCTCAATGGAGGCACCCAACGCCGTGAACACGTCGGAGGCTTCGAAGTAGCCGTCCAGCTGCCCACCAAATCCCGCTGCCTTCACCGCCTCGGTGAACAGGCGATCAGTCATGTCGGCAAGATAGGCCTCCAACTGCGCCTTCGCCTCGGCCGAGTCCGCCGACAACTGCAGCTTGCCCAGCGACACCTTGACCCCGGCCAGCTGCCCGGACAGGTCCACGCCGAGCTGCTTGGCCAGGTCAGTGGCCGCGCCGCGAACCTGGCGCGCCGCCATGTCGAACGTACGATCAATGCCAGGATCAAGAGCCGCGTACTGCGTCCACTTCTTGTCGCTGCGGAACAGTCCGCCCTTGGCCTTGATATCGGCGTAGGACTGGCCGCTGAAACCACCGAACCCGTAGTCGCCCGTAATACCCTGGCCGGTCACCTTGGGCGCGCTACGGCCGAACAGCTTCGCGTGGATGCTGGACCCCGACAGGATGGATGCCACCTTGTCGTTGAACCCGAGGCCCCGGAACCCTTTGTCGGCCAGCCCCACGGCGCCGGCCGTGGCAATCTTGCCCGCCCAGCTTTCGCCGTTGGCAATGTCCCAGCCTTGATCGAACAGTTCGGCGTTCTTCATCATGCCGGCCACGATCCAGCCGATGATCGGGACCGCCGCAGCTGCAGAGGATGCACCAGCACCGGCGGCAGCCGTGCCGCCGGCTGCCGATACGCCGCCGCCGGCGAACGCGGCGATGTTGTTGCCGAAGCCCATCAAGCTACCGGCGCTGGCGCCGCTGCTCGCGGCACCAGTCGCTGCGCCGAACAGCCCCTGCCCCTGCGAAAGCAGCCCTGCGACACTGCTCAGGTTCTGCCCACCAGCTGCAGATCCGTTGCCGCCGAACAGGCCCATGATGCTCTGCAGGCTCAGTCCACCGCCCTGCCCATTGATCCCATTCATGATCTGCGTCTGGATCGGGATCACGATCTTCTGCTTGAGGATCTCCGCGATCATGTCGCGCATCCCGCGCTTGGCCACGTCCTTCAAGTCATCCCACAGGTTGTGGAAGTTCCGGAGGCCATCCGCAGCGAAGTCGGCGAACGCATCAACGCCATCAGCCGCGACCGACACGATGACGTTGGCCAAGGCCTCAGCGTTCGCCGCAGCCTCCTCGATCTGCACAGACAGCTCGGCAGCGGCCGCCGCCGCAGCCAGCATTGCCTGCTCGTACTCCGCGTAGCTGCTCGCGCCCTTTGCCAGGGCCAGCGCGTCCTGGCCGCCGGCGGCTTCCGCCGCCTTGCGCAGCTCCTCGCGCATATCCTTCTCGTTCACCAGCTGGCGACGGTAGAGTTCGCGCGCGCGCCCTGTCTTGCCGAGCATTTCCAGCTCGGCACCAAAGGTGGCCAGTAGCTGCTCAGGGCCGCCCATGGCCTTCTCGACTTCGGCGGCAACCTTGGCGTACTCCAGGGCGCTCTGCCCCATCAGCACGTTCGCATCAGCCTGCGCGATGTTGCCTTTCGCCAGGAGCCCGTTGTACTCGGCCATGTTGCCGAGGTGCTTGGCCATGGCCTCAGCCAGTGGGCCCTCCATTGCGCCAGCAGCCTCTTCGGCCTGCTGCTTATAGCGGGCCATTTCCTCGGCCCGGCGCTTCGCATCGGCATCCGCCTTGTCGCGGGTGCTTTTGTCCATGTTGCCGGTGGGACGGTAGGGCAGCATGTCCGGAGATGCACTGGTGCTTTCCTCCGGAGCCTTTGCCCCCGCCAGGGCCTGCAGCTCTCGCCCCAACTTCAGCTTAGCCTGCTCGCGCGCCAGCTCCCCTTGCAACCGCGCAATCACAGTTGCCGGAGTGCTGGTGAGATCGGATGGAATCAGCTCCTGAGCATTCATCATCGACCAACCCAATGAGCCTCGCGCGTTGCGCACAGCCTCAATGGTCTTGTTCAACCGGCCAATTCTGTCCTCAACACGAACTACATCCTCAGCGGAGGGACCGCTAATTCGAGCCGCTAGCTCTTCCGCCACATATCCCGTTACACGCGCCGTCGTGGAACCAAACTCAGCGATCTTGCCCGTAATCTCGGCTATCGAGCGGATGACAGACGCAAAGCCTTCACGAAAGGAAGGATCGTTCATGAGCGCAGCCAAATTGGAAAGCGCTGGAAGCGCCCCCTCCGCCACACTGATCTTCAGACCCTCAAAGGCAAGATCTGCCTCCATCGTGACCTCTCGCAAGCGCATGGTCGCCTTGCTGGTCTTCCCATCAATTACGGCGCCAGCTGCTTCAGCAGCGTCTCCCCACTGGCGGAATCCGGCGCTGTTGTTCCGCAGCAGCGGAATCAGCATGGACGAGTCGCTGGCGATGGCCTCCATGTAGAAGGTCAGTTCCGACTGCGACAGGTTCGCCCTTTCCAGGCTGTTGAAGTACATCCCCAATGCATCGGGGCCGGAAAGCTTCCGCATCTGCTCGGCGGTGACACCAGTTCGCTTTGCGATGTTGTCGAAGAAGTCAGCCATGGCGCCACCACCCGTTTGGATGTAGTCGCCGATCTTGTCCTGCACGTCCTTGAAAATATCAGCCAGCTTCTCGTGACTGACCCCAACCACATTCGCCCCGGCTGCCATCCTCTGGAAGTTCTGGGAGGTCGTTCCGGAAAGCACGCCAAGCCGGTCGTACTGAACACTCAGGTCGGCCACCTGCCTCGTCCACTGAACCATCGCGGCAGAGCTGGCGGTGATCCCCGCGGAGATGGCCAAACCGATGGCGGTGCCTGCACGCTTCGCAGATGCCTGCATCCCTTGCATGCGCTGTTCAAACTGACGCGCCGCCTTACCCGCATCCCTCTCAAAGGAGCCGGTCTTCATCAGCAGGTCGACGGTGAGGGTGTAGAGGGACATGTCGGCTCCAGAAACGAGAAAGCCCCGCACTAGGCGGGGCTTTTGGTTGGGGGCCGGAGAACCGGCTATTCACCCATGGTTTTTGAATGGTGGCGCTCTGCCTGGATCACGCGAGCGAGTGCAACGAGGAATACGCCGAATGCAATAGCACCGACCCCCATGGTTCCCTGGGTGAGCATAAGCAGCCCGGCCAGCGCGGCCAGTAGCCCAAGAACGGCCAGCACGATATACATCGATCCCCCTCAACTGTGGTTGTGGGGGAATGATGCCATCGTTCCGCGCGGGGATCAGGCCGGCACTTCCTCAAACTCCATGGTGCCGGAGAAGTAGTTGCGACTGATGTTCTCGGCGCTGGGCAGCTGGGTCGGGTAGCCATAGATGGCCGAGCGCGCCGCGAGCGCCGCGCTGAATGCCTTCGTCGCAATGTCCCTGTACTGCGGAACTACGCAGGACCGGCGCCGTCCCGCCATCGCCGCCGCGACCGTTTCCCAGTCCACGCCACCGGCCAAGCCGGCGCCGCGGACGACCTCGGTCGACCTGCCAGATAGGGAGCACGTCATCCGCCGATACAACGCGCCGTCCACCGTGTTCAACTGCCCGCCCTTGGTCCTGGTGTGGGCGCTGCTGTCGACCAGGACCACGCCCCAGCCGTCGCTGATTCCAACGTCGACCGCGCGGAAGATTGCGATCTCCCCTATATCGACGTTGGTGTCCGTCGTGACGACCTCGACAGACACCACCGACAGCGCCGCTGTTCCTTGAGGAAACAGCCAGGCGCACACGCTGCCGTCCGGCAGCTTGATGGTCGTGCCCACCGCGCCGGCGGCTCGCACCTGCACACCGGCCGGCACGCTCAGGCCGAGAACAGCCACGATGCCCGGCACGATGGCCTGCGAGAGCGTGACCGTCACCGCCAGAGAGCCGGTGCGCCTGATGCGCGATGCACGCCCCGGCTTGCCGTCGAACAGCGCCGAGCCCTGATCCGCGGTGAGCCAGGTGCCGCCGGTGAGCGTTGCCGTGGTGACCGCCGGCATACCAAATCCAATGAGCATGCCGCTACCCCCACACCGTCAGCACCACATCCCCCGTGGCCGGGTTTCGCTCGACCCGGCGCACCAGCACCGGCTTGCCATCGGCAAGGCCGTACCTGCCATAGGTCAGCCGGCCAACCTGCCCGGGCAGCGGCGCCAACTGTTGGTCGCCGCGCACGGTGACCTGGTAGAAGAACCGCTGCTGCCGGTAGATGGCCACCACCCTGTCGATCTCGGTCTGCGCATCGGCCGCGTTCCAGAACAGGGAAATGACGGGGTCAGCCGCATCGGCGCGGCGGTAGTGCGCATCCAGCGGGCCGGCGGCGTACACCTGGCCGCGGTACAGCGCGGTCAGCTCGTCCCGCCTCGCCTGCGGCACATCCACCACGTCGGTCACCAAATCCGAAGCCCCAAGAGCCTGAGCGTTGGGCCGGTAGGCCATCCGCCGCGTGAGGTTCGGCGCGTCATCGGGCACGCCCACCAGGTCCGAAGACATATCGTCCTCGGACAGATCGAAAGCCATCTGGCCGGCGTAGCTCTCCGGTGCCACCACGCGGACGAACCGCAGCACGCCTGTCGCGTCCTGGTAGCAGCCCGTGCCGAAGCTGGGCAGCATGGCGTTCAACGCATCCCGGCCGGTCACCGCCGCGCCGGCGTAGTACCCGATCCCGGCATAGCTGGTTGCGGTGTCTACGGCCTGGCAGTCCGACAGGGACCACGCGCCGCTTCCCAGCCTGCCCATCACATCAGCGACCGCGGCGGCCAGCGACGCCGGTGCCATGGCGACCCCGATGCTGGACAGGTCGGCAACTACCGGCATTTCCGGCGGAGACTTCATCAGCAGCTGCTGGCCATCCGGCGACGCGGTGAACGTATCTGGCTCCATGAGGTCGCCGCGATCCATCACCGCGTTTACGAACACGCGGCCGTCTGCGACGAACATTGCCGTGGCATCGGAATTACCTGCAACTGCCGGGACACTGGCCACGGCCCCGATCACCACCGGCTGTGGCTTCCATGCGAGAGATTCGACGTTGGGCAGGAACACGCCGCGGTTGAGGGTCTGCCCCAGGTAGTCGTGGGCGTCCCGCAGGTGCAGGGTCTTGCTGCCGTCGTCGTTGATCTCGATCTGATCGATCGCGCAGCGGAAAACGGGCATCGCGTCGGCGAGCATCCCGGACTCATCCACCATCAGGATCCGTACCGCCTCGCCAGAGGCGCCCGACAGTGCAAGAGCATCAAGCGCGCCCTCAGCGTCCACGACCACGCACTGTGCCGCCGCAGTCTGCGACACCGGGTCGCCGCCCCAGGGCCAGAAGCTCAACTCCTGCACCAGGTTGACGCCCTCGGCCACAAGCCCCTCAAACCGGGCATTGGCTGGGGTGTCGCCTGGTGCGCTGAGCCAGTCAGCATCGGCCAGTCGGACCGGCTCTACGGCAACGGTATCCAGCCTCCAGCCGGCGGCGGCCGCTTCGCTTCGCGGCGCCCACTGACCCGCGTTGACGGCCACGCACAGGCCGCCCGCCTTGGTGGCGGCCAGGCCCGCCGCGAAATGCAGCGGGCCACTCAGCAGCAGATCGCGCTGGTGGACCAGCGCACCGTTCAGGTAGAGCTGCAGGCGGGACGGGCTGCCGAACGCTACCCGCAGGCCCACGATATCGCCATGGGTGACCAGTGGCAGACCGGTGGCGATGGCTCCCACGCCCTGCAGCAGGCGACCGGTAGCCAGCTCCCAGCCGATGCCGTTGGCGTTGGAACCCGGCGACTGGCTGAGCGATGCAGACGGCGTCACAAACCCCACGACCGCGGCGAGGGCATCATCGCCCCAGACGGCGAATTCCACCCCAACCGTGCCGCTGCCCAGCGCGAAGTCCGAGCGCGCGCACCTTGCGCCGTTCGCGGCGGCCGTCGTGGCGAGAGTCAGCCCCCCATCGCGCGCAGCGAGCAGAGGGCCAATGGGGAGCGCCGAGAAGCGCCCGAAAGTATCGGCCATGGGTTATCTCAGAGAGTCAAACCAGTCCTGCGCCTCGTCGTCGTCAGATCGAGGGACGAGGGTCTCCAGGAACTGCTGCATGCTGTGCTTGGTGCCACCCTGGCTGTGCACAGCGGTGATGTAGGCGACGAGCGCAGCGGGCTTCTGGTGGATGCTGACGGGGTCGATGGGGTTCCGCTTGTTGAACTCCCACCACCACAGGAACTCCCTGCGCGACATGGTGGCGCGAAGCTCGGCCACCGTGCGGTGCAGGTGCCCGGCCAGGACGTGCCAGAACCAGTCCTCGCCGCGCTTCCTTAGCCGTTTCCCGCTTCTTCCTGCAGCGCATCGGCGTCACTGCCGAAGCCTGCATGCTTGAGCGCGATGGACTGCAGGCTGGCCGCCACCTTGGGCTTGAGCTCGCCGGCCTGCGCCTCGGTCAGAACACGCTTCCCGCCTTCGTCGCAGATCGTGGCCGCGATGAGCTTGGCACGGTCCCCGGAGGCATACAGGTTGCGGAACTCGGCATCCGGCAGCGCGCGCACGTAGAACTGCGCCTTGCTGCCATCGGGCAGCTCGATGGCATCCGGCTGCACATCCTTCGCAGCGAACATGCCGGCGCTGGTGAATGCCTGAAGGATGCTCACCGGCTCCAGCCGCTGGGCTTCGGTGGTTTCATTGATCTTGCTCATTGGCCGTTTCCTGATAATGGCGGCAGAGCGCGCGGGCCGCGCACGGCTAACACGCGGAGGTTCCGCGCGCTCTGCCAAAGGGGGTGGCCCGCCGAAGCGGGCCGAGAGTACGCCGTAACCGGAATCAGGCGCCGCCGGTGGCCTTGTTGGTCTTGACCGGCCCGGTGCCACGGATGGTGATCGTGGCCTTCCAGATATCGTTGTCCGCTACCTGCACGGCGAAGTTCTGGACGAAGCCCTGGAACTGCTTCGACACCACCGTGGTCGGCGGCGTGATCTTGCCGGCGACGGCAACCGGCTTGGGCACGCCCTCGGTCTCGCTCAGCGGCGCGGTGACCAGGAAGTCCACGATGGCACCGGACTCATGCAGAGCCTCGATCTTTTCGTGGTCGACGGGATCGTAGTTGATCTCGATGTTGGTGCTACCCGTGGCCTTTCGACCGGCCACGAACTTGTCCCAGTCGTCGTCGAAGTCGGAGATGTCGATCTCCGAGGCCTGGCCATCCGGGAAGCCGACCGAGCGCAGGCGGGTAACCTTGATGACCTCGGCCGCCGCGATGGCGATGAAAAGCTGGGAGTGCTTGGACTTCAAAACGCCCATTGCGGTTTACCTCTTTGGTTGAGCCCGATAGCCGGGCATAAAAAAGCCGGCTCGCGCCGGCGGATAGAAGATCCCTTGTGCCCTAGCGGATGTGCAGCAGGCGCGCGTCGAAGGAAATGCCCATCGCGTCGGTGTCTTCGCTATCGGGCGCCGGGTTGTACGATTCGATGCTGCCAACCCGCTCGACCTCGGCGCTGATGGCGACGGCGACGGCGTTGGCTTGGCTGAGGCTGTCGCCCCATACGGTGATGCGAACCCTCCAGCCATCGGCCGGGGGCGGCTCGGACAGGCTCGCGGCGGGAGAACCCCCGACCACCTCCCACGTCGCGTAGGGGAGCTGTGTATTCTGGGGCGCATTACCAGGCCACAGCCTGACGGGATCGCCAAGCAACTGCCGGACCGCCTCAGCGCCCTGCAGCAGCGATTGAATCAGGGGAACCATCATCGCCAGCCGTCCTTCTTCAGTTGCTTATCGAGTGCCGCCCAAGTCTCGTTGATGACAACCTGTGCAGCCTCCGGGCCCTTGGCTTCGCCAGCGGGCGTCAGGAACGGCGAGGCCCTAGTCTTCTTCGTCCCGAACTCGACAAAGCGCCAGTAATAGGCCCAGCCGGCTTCCTCGTAGACTCTTCCGACACGTCCGTTGCGCCGGTTACGTTTGGTGTTGGCGTATTTGCGGCGCCGCCCGGTCTTCACCCCAACGGTGAAGTACTCGCCGCCCGCGCCCACGCCTGCACGCTGCCGGCTCTTGGCATTGGCCCTGCGGGTCACGATCTGCGTGGCCATGAACCCTGATTCTCGCGGCGCCCGCCGCCGGGCATCATCCCTGATGATGTTGCCGCCCTTGCGCATCCCGCTCTGCACCGCTCTACCTTGGAGCGCCTTGGGCAACTCCCGGAGCGAGCGCAGTAGGCCCTCCAGCCCATCGATCGATATCTGCTCAGCCATTGCCCAGCCCCGCCATGGCGATGATCGCCATCTCACTACCGTCGTTGCTCGGTGCAATGCTCTTGATCGCGTAGGGCTTGCCCCGCTCGACAATGCGCCAGGTGGACTCGACGTGTCGCGGAAGCATGTCCCACCGGACCTGCTCACGATACCGCTCGGCACCCGCGGCGATCGCTTCCGCCGTAGCACTCAGCTGGTTGGTCTTCTTCGCCCAAGCCTCGGCGACGAACTCCCAGCCTTTCTTGGCCGGTCCGCCCAAGGGATCCCTTACTTCGACCGGCCGCTCGAAGCGGATCAGGTGGCGGCGCTGTCCCGCAGAAGTGGCCATCAGAATCGTTTCCTGTACCAAAGCAGCCGGGATACGCCCAAGGCAATCTCCGCGGTCACCTCACCCAAGGCACTGCGGTTCTCGGCCCAGCTGCCAACCAACAGCAGCACGGCCTGTCGAACATCAGCCGTGAGTGCCATCTCATCTTCGCTGGACGGCTCACCCTCAACCAAGGTCCGATCACAGTGCATCTGCACGTGGGCCAGCGCGGCATCGACATAGGACTGCAACAGAGGATCGCTGACCTCATCGACGATGCGGCACTGCTCCCGCACCAGAGCAAGATCGAGGGCGGCGACCATTAATCCACCTTCGCGCCCTGAGCGCTCTTCAGCGCTTCGGCCAGCTTGGGGACACCCCAGCGACGATCAAAGACGGCACCGGCGGCTTCCAGCTCGGCGATCAGCGCGGCCTTCTCGGCGTCGGAACTCGGTTCGGCCGCTGCGGTAGTGGCCGTGGCCGCTGCCGCAGGCGCGTTCGGTGCGGCATCCACAGCCGCCTCGCCAGAGACAGGGGGCGCATCGGCTCCACTTCCCTCGGGACTACTGGTCGTCGGCCCGACCACCTTCACGTCGGCAGGCGCTGGTTGGAGCGTCACGACCGGCGCCGGATGGTTCGGGGAAGGCGTATCGGCGGGCTTCGTGGCGGCAGGCGCTGCCCCATCGAACTGCTGCACCAGGCCCTTCCCGATCAGCGTGTATGCGTATTCGTCTTCGACGTTCTCGAAAACCTGGCCGGCGCGCGTGGGCGAACGCGAGTCGCCGTTCGTATCGGGGCCCAGCTTCTCCACGTCGCCGCAGAAGCCCCAAAGGACTTTGATCTTCATCTGTATGGATCTCCGGAACGGTGGTGCGGCCGCTTATGCGGCCGTCACCACGGGAAAGGCGGTGGAATCAGGCGGAGGGCTTGAAGCGGCCCTTGACGAACGCCTCGCGGCGACGCTTGGCCAGGCCTAGGCGCTCTTCGACCAGCAACACGCGCTGGTTCTTCACGAAGTCGTCGTTGATCATGCCGACCTTGAACAAGAAGTTCATGCGGTCGTAGATCGTGGCACCGCGCTGGAAGTTGGCGACCAGGAACTCGCCACCCGTGGTGGTGCCGTCGCCTTCGTCCATGCTGTCCGATGCAACCACCGGGCGGCCCCACAGGATCGGGGTCACGAAGCCCTGCAGATTGGCGAACAGGTAGCGGTTCTGGCTGTCCTTCTCCAGCTCGATGTTCATCCAGTCCAGCTCGGTCATCACCGTCGCGTCGGCCGACAGCTTGGACTGCTTGCGGACCTGGTAGATGGCGCGCCGCACGGTGTCGATGGAGGTATCGTTGCCCTTGGACAGGTCATCATCGAACACGAAGGCGTCGGTCATCAGGCCCGGCAGGTTGTTGCCCAGGCCATCGCCCTTCAGGATCTGCGCTTCCTCTTCCAGCTTGAGGTCGTAGCGAAGCAGCTGCTGGAGGTAGCCGTACATCTGCGGCACGTCATCCAGGGTTTCGTCAGTCACCGGAATCCAGACGGCCAGCTTCTTGACCAGGTCGGTCTTCTGCTCGAACGTGACGTTGCTTTGCGGCTTGGTGCCGCCCTCGGCCACCGGACCCGCACCGCGGGTGTGCAGCAGTTCGCGGAAGTAGGTGTAGCTCTGGCCGGTGACAGAGATCGACGGGATCAGGTCGCGGATGCGCAGTTCCTGGCGCATGCCCGGCTGAATGGTCGGGTCGAAGTTGGGCACGACGATGCCGGCGCTGGTGACCGCCTTGGTCTCCATCGCGGCCAGCTCTTCCTTCTTGACTTCGATCTCGGCCGAGCCCTTCTCGCGACCCAGCAGCGACTTGTACTCGCCGTTGTCCTTGATGAAGTCGATGAATCCCTTCTTCGTGCCAGGCTGGTTGCCCAGGCCGATGCCCTTTTCTTCCAGCTTCAGGACCTTGTCCACGACCTTCTGGATATCGTCAGTGGCGGTCTGGATCTGCTTCTTCAGGTCGGTGGTGACCTGGTTGCCCTTCTCGATCTCGGCCGAGGCGCTGTCGTACTTCTTCTGCAGGCCGGCGAAACCGTCCTTCAGCTGCTTCTCCAGGACTTCGCGGATATCGCTGACGTTCTCGCTCATGGGTTCATACCTTTAAAAATGGATTCGATGGATGTGCCGAGTTGCTTCAGCTGCTGCACGGTCTCCGTGTCCCCGATGCCACCGTCACGGTGGATCGCGGGAAAGCCGAGCGAGGCGACGGCCGCCGCCTCTTTCTGGGACAGCCCCATGCGCTCGCGCAGGGCCGATTCAAAGGCGCGAACGTCGGACTTAACGCTCATCACCTGTGCTTCTGGGTTCATGCCGAAGGGAACAACCGAGGCTTCCCACAGTTCGGCCTTCTTGATGACGCGCACCCGGCGCCCCTCGCGGGTCTCGATCGCGTCTTCCAAGGTGTTGAAGCCGACTGACATTTCATCGAGCGTTCCGGCCTTCATCAGCTCGTAGGCGTCGCGCGCATAGCTGACGTTGAGATTGACCTTTCCCACCAAGTGCAGACCGTTGTCGTCCTGCTTGAACTGAGCATCGCCGATCAGCCGGGTCAGATCGTGGTACAGCGCCAGTCGAAGCCTGCCAGTTCGGGTCGTCTTCACCTTGCCGAAGGCGCCGGGAAGAATCAGATCCTCCCCGAGGTCCACATTGTTGAAGACGGATGCATAGCCCTCGAAATTGCCGGCGTCATCCGCGGCCTTGACCTCGAACGGGCAGGAGAACTTGCTAAGCATTGGCGGGATCTCCCGTTGGGTCATCGTTACTGGAATCGGGCTTATTGCTTGTCCACCGTGTGACCTGGTTGTATTGCTCACCTTCCAGCACCGGCAGGTTCTCTTTCACCCGAACCTCGTTGATCGTCATCCAACCCGACCCGCCAGAGCCGCCCAAGGCGACCTTGTAGTAGGTGGATCGAGCGCCGCTGTCGGCGCGCAGCAGGCCCTCTACGACGGCCTCCAAGAACATGTCCCCGTCACCGAACAGCTTGTCGTTGATCTCGCTCTCGATTGCATCGAGGTACGGTTTCAGCCCGAAAGTGACGAAGCCGCTGGTCTGCTGCTCCAGATTCGAGCCCAGCACCGACGTGGAGCGCGCTCGGTTCGTCAGGTAGAGCGGCACGCCCCAGATCCCGGCGAGCGCCTCCTCCTGGAACTGCTGAGACTCGATGAACTGACTGTCCTTCTGCGTCAGTCCGGCCGGCGTGATCGTCGGACCACCCTGCAGGATGGCCATCTTGCCCAGGTCATCCACATCGCCTTGGCGGATATCCGGGAGCTTCGCCTTGATCTGCGCCTGCTGCTCCTTGGTCAGGAACCCCGGATAGATGATGTATCCGCCAGTGAAGCCACCTTTTCGCATGAAGCGCGCGGACCAATCCTGTGCAGCGCGCGCCAGGCCGATGGTTTCGGCCTGGTACTCCACCGGTGACAGGCCAGCGATACCATCTGGACTGAACAGCTTGAAATGCAGCATGTTCTGCGGCGAAACCGGCGTTTCGCTTCCGTTGATGTTTGCCCAGTAGATCAGGCCGTCATCGGTGTCGATGCGAACGCTGTCCACTGCTACCGGGATGAGGCCGATCCATTCCCCGCTGTCATCACGTCGAATGATGACGAAGGCGTTACCGCGCAAGGCCATGTTCACCACCACCGCTTTGATCAGGTCCAGCCACTTGATGTAGGGGTTGGGCTTGCTGAGCAGGCGCAGGAGCCGCCGGCGCTGCGGGCTGCTTCCCTTGACCAGCGATCGTGCGCCGCTCTTGTCCTCATACAGCTTCCAGGGCAGGCCCGCGGCCGACTCGGACAGGACCTTTACGCAGGACCAGACGATGCTGACCGTAAGGGCTTTCTTGGCGGTTACCCGAACGCCCGACTTTGTGCCGCGACCGCCGGTGTATAGGTCGACTTCGACGTAGTTTCCCGTTGCAGGATCGTCGTACCCGAAGAACCGCCAACTCAGCGGGTTGTACCAGCGAAAGGTTGTCATCCGATCAGTCCAAAGAACCCGTTTTCCAGGTAGTCATCGATGCCGCCAGCGTCTGGCGGCATGGCGTGTGCCGCACCGATGGCCATACAAAGGGCCACGGCGGCGTCGATCTTGTTTGCCGACCTGGCCTTCGACAGCCAGCTGTTTCCCCAGCGGTCCGATTCGATGACGGCGGACATAATTGCGGACACCAGAACGGGGTTGCGGCGCAGGCGCAGGCGCCCCTCCAGTAGCGCCTCCTCCAGCAGGCGCAGAGAACCGGGCATCCACATGCCCTCCGGCGTCGGCTGACCTGACTGCTCGGCAGCTTCCACCGCCGCTTCCAGCGGTTTGCCCTTCTTACAACCACCCTGCGGGTGCTCGGCGAAGTTCACCGACAAGCCAATGTCGTTGACCTCTTCCTCGAACCGGCGAAACGCGTAGCGGTCGTACGCGACCAGCTGCACGTCGTAACGGTTGTTGTACTCGGCCATGACTTGGGCCACATGCCGGAAGTTGATTGCCTGCCCTTGTGGTGCGTGCAGGTATCCACCGTTGACCCACGTGCGATAGGGCAGCTTGTCCTGCAGCTGCCGCGCGTCCAGTGTGTCACCCGGCGTCCAAGCCTCAATCCAAGCGTCGAAAGTCGGCTTCTCGATGACGAGTTTCTCGCCCTCGACCTCAACTTCGACTGGCACAGTGCCGGTCTCGACCACAGCCGCCATGGCGGTGATGTCGCGAACCTGCGACAGATCGAGGCCGAGGTAGACCTTGCGCCCCTCATGCGCGCGCGGATCGAAGTCGGCCAGTGCCGGTTCAAGTGTTGGGCGTGTCATCCAAGCGGTCTCCGCATCGGTCCACACGCAGAAGTGCAGACGAAGAATCCCGTTCAGCGACCCCGGGATCGCCTTGGCCTGCGCCACCACGTCCGCCAAGTACTGCTCGGTGATCGTTACCCCCAACAAGGGGTTGGCCTTCGCCCAGCAGCGCGGATCCTCCAGTGGATCATCGCCATCGTCCAGGCTGCACACATAGGAGAAGGTTCGGTCATCGATCACGTCCCCAACGAAGGTGGGATCGTTCACCGCCTCGGTGTGGCCGGCGGCCACCTTTACCGCATGCTCATGCTCTTCCCAGCACACCGAAGTGCGATCGCTACCGGAGTTGGTGATCATGAAGAGCAGCGGCTCGCGGCGGAATTTGAAACCGCGCTCCAGCATTTCGATGATTCGCCGGTCAGGAAGCTCGTGCACCTCATCGACCAGCACGAAGAACGGCCGTGGACCCGAGCCGGTACGACCCGTATCGCGCGAGACTGGCCGGAAGAAGCTCGCGCTGGCGTGGTGCGCCATGCTGAACTCTCGACCCTCGCCGCCGGCGAACTCGATTCGCTTCGCCAGAAGCGGCGATTTCTTGACCATCTTCACGGCGTCGGCGAATAGAATCCCCGCCTGGTCCTTCTTCGCCGCCGCCGAGTAGATCTGTGCGCCGGCCTCGCCCGCCGCAGTCATCCCGAGCAGGCCGAGCCCTCCCGCCAGCGGGCTCTTTCCGTTGCCCTTTCCCTGCTCGATGTAAGCGCGCCGGAACCTCCGAAGGCCGTCAGCGCCCTTCCAGCCAAACAGCGAGCCGATGATGAACGCCTGCGAGGGGTGCAGCTCGAACTTCCGACCCTCGAACTGCCCCTCGGAGAGCATCAGCACGTTCTCGAAGTAGCGGAACGCGTACTCCGCTGCCGCGTGGTCAAATCGCAGACCACGTTCAGGGCCTTGGATCAGGTCCTGAAGGTGTCGCCGACAAGCGTTCCGTACGTGCGGCCCGGCGATGATCCGTCCCGCAACCACGTCCAAGGCGTATGCCTTAGTGCGATCTACCGGAGCCTGGACCACCGAAGAACTCTTCGCCCTGGTCGTCTTCGTCGCCGCCATGCGAGACCTTCGATTCATCCACAGGTGTGGCGCCCAGCTTCGACAGGATCGAGCTGAGCGCTTGGGTTGCTGATACGCCGAATTCGGCCTTCGGGTCCTCCATTCGCGCCGTCCACAGGCAAGCCAGGCGAAGCAGCACTCGATGGCTAGCGTTGAGCCAAGGCATTTCGGCCGCGAACTCTTTCCATGCCCGCTTCTCGCCGGCAGTCATGGTTTTGTACGGCTCACCCAGCGCGCGGACCCCCGCTGGCCGCTTCCTGCCGGCATGCCGGCCCGGGTTCTTGATGGCAGCGCCGCTTGTCGCAGCTTTTGCGACGGGCAGTCGGGGCCTTGCCATGAAATCCTCTGGAAATTTCGGTGTTTTTGGCGGAGAGACGACCCTCAAGGGGGTCGTCCGGCCAATTGTGGATACGCGCGTTTGGGGGGGCGCTCGGTCTAGAAGCTGGCCAACGCCATAAATTCGCCCCCCCTACCCCTTGGCGTGGAACATCGCGGCGTGGAACGATCAAATACCTATCGGCCAGCCATCGCTGTCGCACCCCCGGACCTGAGCCGCACCGCGCTCCAGGCGCGCCTGGTCACTGCTATGGCAGTTGGCGCATTGACTGTCGAAGGGGCCGGTCCAGAACATTTCCTCTGTCTCTCCGGCAGGATGGCCGTTGGTGTGGTTGCACACCGTGGCGACCGTTACGTGGCCTCGGGCCCTGCACCGGCCGCACAGCGGCTCACGCTCCAGCTGCGTCTTGCGCGTGCGTTGCCAGCGCGCTGTGCCGTACAGGTGCGCAAAGGCGCTGCCGCCGGTCTGCCGGGTCCTGCCACGGCGCGGAGTCGAGCCTGTCGCCATCAGTAAGGCTTCCCGTCCAGGTCGACGCGCGCAGGTTCACCGCCTTCGTCAGGCACGGGTATGCCAGCCTCCTCGCCAAGCAGCTGCGCCACAGCCTGGACCAGCAGTCCCACATGCACGGTCAGCTCGGCGATCTGCTTGCCCTGCGCCGCAATGGTGGCGTGCTGCTGTTCGGCTAACCCCAGCAGCTTGTCGAGCCGATCATCCACCACGGTCCACCTCGATCACGGCGTGGCAGGCACGAACCTGGTCGTCGGCGTCTCGCCCGACTTGAACAAGAGCGCCCGCAACCTCTGCTCGTAGTTGGGCTGTCTGGTCACGTTCGATGGCGCCGGCGACGGCTTGGGACAGGAGGCTGGTGTTGCAGGTGGCGAGGTCGTCGCGCAGCTGGAGACGGCCATCGCGCAGGTCAGCCACAACAGCAGCAGGGACGACTTGGGCCGCGGTGCGGTCTTCTTCATGCTTCGCTCCGATGGTGGCCAAGTCTTCGGCCTGCTTGTTTTCAACGGCTCGGGCCTGCTGCTCAACCTGTAAGGCTTGCTTACCAGTTGCTACCTGGCTCAGGGCCTCACTGCCCTCTCCGCGATCACCGCGCCACGCCCAACCCGTACCGAACATGGCTGCGGACCAGACGACAAACGCGCCGATCACCACCACCACGCGCTTCACGACCTGCCCTCGCACATCGCACGCTCCGCAGCACGTCGGTTGGCCAACCCCGGCACATGCTTGCCACCCGCGTATACCCAGCGATCCAGTTCGGGGCACCAGACCGTAGCCGGTTGGCCGTCGTTGATCTTGCGCACCAGCGTCGAATTGCAGGCTGCTGCCACGCCGACGTTGTAGGTCCAGCTCAGCACCGCCGCCCACTGACGTTCACCGAGCGGCACCTTGATGCACTTGCTGACACCGGCCAGGTAGCTGCCCAGCCGGCTGTTGAGCTTTTCAGCGCACTCCTGCTGGGTATAGACCGCCTTGTCCGGGCGGCTGGTGTCGCCGTAGCAGTAGGTGGCCACACCCACCATGTCGATGTAAGGGGTCGGCGAATAGCCTTCCCACGGCTGCACCAGCGCGGTGGCAGCCAGAGCGATCACCGCAGCGGCGCTTGCGCCGATGATCTTGGCCTTCATGCCTGAGCCCTCTGCCGCCACTCGCGGATCCAGCGCCACCCGAGATAGCTGATCTGGCCGACCAGGTAGATGATCGTCAGCACCACCACCACGCGGTCGAGGTTGGCACCGGCGGCGACCGCGCCGGCGACCGTCACTGGCGGCGCAGCCTTCGCTGCAGCACTTGCGGCAGTGCCAATGATTTCGTCCTTCATGGTGGCCCCGTTGCTTGTCCGGTTCGGCATATGCCCCTCCCGGTTGATAGGTGCCCGCCCCTAGCGCCGGCTGGGCACGAGAGTTAGTCCGGCTGGGACGCGGGCAAAGAAAAAGCCCCGGCTGGCCGGGGCTTGCGATTGGATGGTGGCAAGAATGCCCGCTTTTTCGATGACCTAGGAAGTCATCGTCATGCGGCCCTGGACAGGGCCTTGCTGAACTCAGCGGCAGCGCGCGACTCAGCAGCGCGGAAGTTGGCCAGCATCCATTCGTAGACCGGGCGCCAGAACCGGCTGTATGCCGAGCAATCTGCGCCGATGGACGTGCCGCGCTTGCGCCCACTGAACGGCTCGCGTCCGCTCCCGCCGCAGCGCGGGCATTTCAGAACCCCAGCAACTGCCGGATCACGAACCACCCTCTTACCCTCGCAGTCCTGACATTCGCAGCTATCCGCCATTTCACCAATGACGGCTCCCGCCAGCACGCCCAGCTGTTCCATGGTGTTGTTCGGCCACGCCGCAGCGCGCGCATCTTCCAAGGCCTGCTCCGTGCGCCGCAGTTCACGGCGCTGCACATCCGTGGTCTGGCCACCACCCCAGCCGATGCTTGCCTTGGCGATGCCGAAGTTCGTCCTGGCATCTGCGAGGGCATGCATCTGGCGCGTAAACTCAGGCGCCACCAGGCCGATCACTTCCTGCCGCAGCTGCTCGCGGCGGCGCGCTCCACTCTCTGGCCACCACAGCGCCTCCAGCAGCTCGCGGCCCAGCCCGTTCTGGACGAATGCCAGCGCCGCCACGATCTCCTGCGAAGACGGCCCGCCAGGGCTACCGTCATAACTCATTGCCTTCGGGCCCGTCCCGCTGGACAGCAGCTCGCGCGCGTCTTTCATCCCCTTCCCCTTATTCGATCTCGTCGGTTGATTTCGCGGCGCAGCGCGCGTGATCGGCGCAGCGCCTGCTCTGCCTTCCCGCGCTGGCCCGGTGCCGTCCACGCCCGGTTCCATCGCATTTCGGCTATCTCCTGCTGGAGGCTGCTCAGCAGCTCCAGCGCCTTGTCGTCATAGCGGGTCAGGTCCATTCGCCCAGCATTGCGCGCGCCCGTCGCAACGGCCGCGACCACCCCTTACTGCGCGGTGCCAAACCGAGCGATCAGCGCCGCATCAGCCAGCGCCTGCCCCTCCGCCTTCTTCCCCAGCGCGTCCCATGCAGGCCACAGCTGCACAGCGCGCGACCTGGCTGCGTCCTTGTCCGCGCCGATCAGGCCTGCCCGCTTCTTCCATGCCTGCGGCGTCACCAGCGTGGTCGGGATCATCAGCGCCGCCACCACGCCCTCGACCACCCCAGCCGCATGGCCGAACCCGAAGGAGGACGCCACGCCCTGACCCGGCATGCTGTGGACCTGCTCGATGTAGGCGTGCTGCACGTCGTGGTGCCCGAGGAACCGGGCCAACGCGGCAGAGTCGAGTCGGCTCGACTTCCCCAGTCGCACCAACGGGGCACGCATCCACTCCACTGGCACCAGGTCGCGGTCGCCGGCCAGCAGCACGATGGCGCCGCTGCAGCCCGGGTCGATTCCAACCACGCGCCTCACCGTGCCACCTCCGGGCCGGCCGGCTCGGCCGCATAGTGCGTGATCGCCGAGTTGTCACCGCGCCAGCTGGCGAACACCGGCCGTTTGCTCACCGAGTCCCACAGCATCAGCCGGCGGCCGTCCTGCGGTGCGGCGGCGATGGGCATCCAGTTCACAATGGCCGCCGCTTCCATATAGCGCTCCCGCATCTGCGCCGGAGTCACGCGGCCTGCTCCCAGCTGGCCGCCAGGCGCTGCACCTGCCCGCCCCTCGCCTCAAACTGCTCCACCGTCTCCGGGTCACCAGAGAAGGCTGCGGCCTTCACCCGCCTCGGCCGGGCCACCGTGTTCTTGTCCATCCGGCGTTCGCGCGGTGCCTGGGCCCGCTTCGCCGGCAGCGCCTGTCCAATGCTGTTCTTCATGCTGCCGCCCTCAGTTCGTTGATGTAGGTCTGCTGGTCAATCAGCTCGTCATCGGAGCCGTACGTTTCTCGGAAGGTCCGCGAGCCGTCCAGCAGGCTCGGGCCGTAGATCTGTCGCATCGTCGCGAAGGTGTTCCCCTCCATCGGGTAGCGCATGTGGTGCCATTTGCAGAGCGCGTAGCCGAACGCGTGGCCGCGCCGCACGTTCCCGCTCTTGGCGTGGTTGTAGTCGCAGCCGTAGACCACCAGCGTTGGCTCCAACAGGTCCTGCATCTGCAGCGCGAGGCAGGCCATGCAGGGTCCGGTCTTGGCCAGCTCGATCCGGGCCGACTCTTCCTTGTTCGGCGGCGGTGCTTTCGACCACATTAGGCTCCACCGAACCCAAGGTCTGCAGCAGCGCGCGCCATGGCCGAACGGGCCGAGTCGCGATCACGCACCAGGTGAACCCCGTGCTTCTCTTGTTCAACGGCCAGCACTGGCTGCGGCACTGGTTTGCCGTCCACGACGTGCTGCACAGCGCGCGAATAGGCCTCCTCCAGCATCCGGCGCTGCTGGAACCCGTTGTCGGCCGTCGCGTAGACGTGCAGGTCCAGTAGCGAGCGAACCAGAACCGTGAACCCGCTCTGCGGACGCCCCGGCGCCATTTCGCGCTCCACCGCCGCCATGACCGGAATGTCCAGGCACATCGTCAGGAACCTGCCAGCGTTCGGCGGCCACTCCCTGCCCTCGGTGAGGCAGCAGTTCATGCCCTTGGCGTGCTGGGCCACCGTGCGGCCCTTCAAGACCTGGAACCACGTCGTGCCCGCGATGGTCAGGCTGCCGTCCTTCTTCACAGGGGCCGCGCCGTTCTCGCGTTCCCACTTCCCCGGGAACATGGCCGTCATCTGCTTCCAGAACTCCCACAGGTAGCTGGTGGCCTGGTCGCTCACCCGATCAGCCGACGACGGCAAACTCTGCGTCGACAAACTCGGCTGGGTCGAAGCCATCGTCGCGACCGTGGCCACCGCCGCGGCATTGGGATTCGTGCTGGCGCTGGAGCTGCTCGATTCGATCGGCAGAACTGTGCTGAGGGTTTGCATGGGCGGCTCCGGCGAATTGCTGGGCAAGAGGGGTGACGGGCAGCGACAGGCCGGCGGCCATGGTCTGCATCAGGGATTCGTTCGGGTCGTGGCCGGCGGCCAACAGGGAGACGAGCTGGTTCCGCACCTGGAACCATCCCTGGACGGACAGCGGCCGGCGGATCGCGGCGCGGTGGCGGACGAACCGGGCGAGCAGCTCGCGGTCCACCCCGGCCGGCACCGCACCAAACCCGGCCAGCTCGCCGTTGACCTGCTCGGCGGTCAGTGCAGCCGGATCGGCCTCGCGCTCACACTCGCGGTGTGAGGGTTGCTCTTGGTTGCTTTTGGTTGCTCTTGGTTCGGGTGCAACAGCTGTTGCACCGTTGACTGCGTCGTTTTGCACCGTTGACGACGCTGTTTTGCACCCTTGATTGCCCGTTTCTGCACCCTTCTGGAACGGTGCAGTTTTTGCACCCTTGGCCGATTCAGCCTCAGAATCGCCACTTTCCAACGGTGCAATATCTGCACCCTTGATCCATGCCGGGTTGATTCGGTACTGGCGAGCCTTGCCGCCTGAATTGAATCCCGGGAGACGGCCGCCGCCTTCACTGACCAGGATCAGCCAACCCATCTTCTGCATCTTGCGGAGCTGGTACTGCACCGACCGCTCGGACTGCCTGGACTTCTTCGCCAGCGTCTCCACGGACGGGTAGATGCTCGTCCCGTCGTCATGGGCGTTGTCCGCAAGCGCAAGCGCCAATGCGAACTCACCGCCGCCGCCGGGATAGCGGTCAAAAACCATGCCTGTCATACGAGCCGACATGTCAGAGCACCAGTGCCAGGTTCTGCCCCGGGGCAACAGGCCACCAGGTGCACGCCGTCCTGCCACTGACAGGGCACGGCTTGTTCGGGCCGCGGTACACCCGACCCTCCTTCATCAGCTCGGGCAGGCGACGGGCGAGCATGTAGCGGTCCAGGCCGGTGGCCTGCGACAGCTCGTTACTGGTCATGCCGGCGTTCTGCGTGACCGCGCGGGCGGCCTTGTCCTGCTGCACGGCCTGCAGGCCGCTGCTGACCACATGCGCTGCTGCTGCATGACTGGTGTCGATATCGGTGATGCGTACGGGAGCGCTCATTGGTGCACCTCGCAGAAGAGGCTTCCAATGATGAACAGACCAGTCATCAGGTCTGCACCGTAACCAAACGCAATGCAGGGCCGGTTAGCCATCAACGCGCCCTCCCCTTCGCCGCAGCGCGCGCCACGTTGCGCTCCAGGCGGTTGGCCATCGTGCGCAGCGCGCGGATCTCCGCAATCATCTGCTCCGCCTCTGCGTTCGTGATGGTCGAGTCGGCGATGGCTTCTACCGCAGTGCCGGACAGCTTCCCGACACGGCTGGTGATCTCCAGCAGCTTCATCTGGATGGCGCCGATCTCGTCGGACCAACCACCTTCAGGTGCCGGCGGCACCACGTCGGCGGCCATGCCGAAGCGCGCCACCAGCGACTGCAGCCAGCCCAGCGCGCGCTCACCGCCGCCGGCCTGCTCCTGCATCCACTCGGTCAGCAGCTCGGCGATCTGAAGCGTCACTGACTCACCCTCCAGCCCGCGCAGCTTTGCGCGCAGCGTCTCCGGGTGCATCGATTTGCCCCGGCGCTGGGCCAGGTACGCAGCTGCAGCCTCCACACCACCCGGCGTCTCGCGCACGGAGTTGTAGAGGTTGTCGAGCCAGTTGAGGGAGGAAGTTCGGCAGGTCATCGGGTCACCTTGAGAGGGACGGTGTTTCATGGTTTCGGGCGTGGAACCCATGCCCCACCATTGGCGGCATGGACAACTACTCAGGGATCGAGGGCGTCGCCCTCCTTGCGCTACGCTGGATGGGCCAACAACACAGCCCGCAAGGAGGGCGACATGGAAGAGGAATGCCTGCTGGACATCCGGGCGTTAATGCTCAGCGCGCGTGCTCGAGAGATTCGAGACAACGTGCAGATCGCAAAGACCAGGGCGGATATCGAAGTGGTCACGATTCATGGGGTGGAACAGGAGGTACTGACCTTCGAAGCTGCGCTGCGGTATGCGATCAAGGAGCTGGGCGAGGCCCAGCAGCTCATCGAGAAGCACACGGGGTTCTGACCTGCTCGGCGTTGAGGGCGCTGTGGAGGCAACTTTTTAGTGCCCTCTCCTTGGCTTCGCGCTCCAGTACCGCGAGCATCTGGGCTGCGGCCGCCTCGGCAGTCCGCCGCTCAGCCAACTCGGCCGCTGTCGGCTTGTTCAACCAATCCCTCAACCACAGCCGAGGGTTCCACTTGTCGGACACTTGCATTTCAGGCCACCTCAATTGGGCCGATGCGGTCTGCATCGGGATCTTCGTTGGCTGGCTTCGCCGGCCCCTGCTGGTCGGTGTGCCCAAGCAGCTTCATCACCTGCGGCAGCGCCGGGACCATGTCTTCCTCAGCCCAGCCGCTGACCTGACTTACCGGCAGACCCAACACCTTGGCGAGGTGCGCATCACTGCTCAGGCCCATCCTGGAGCGCAGCGCGCGCTTACTCATGCGGCTGTCGACCAGCGCGCGCGCTTCGGCTACCCCGTCTTGGGCCTGCACCGCGCTACCGAATGCGTCCGGCTTGAGCAGTTCCAAGAACTGGCGGCGAGCTTGCGGGATTCCGGTAGAGCGCCATTCACTGACAGAGGGCGGCTTGATTTGGCAGATACGAGCCACCTCGGTGGTGCCACCCAAGCGGTCGATGATCTCGGAAGCAGTAAGGTTGTCCATGCGAGAAGGTTAGGACTAGCTAATGCATCAGTCAATAGCCAGTCCTAATTCAATAGCCGTTAGCCTTTCCTAATGACGACTCTCGCCGAACGCCTGACGCTCGCAATCGAGCATGCGCAGATAACGAAAGCTGAGCTTGCCCGCCGAGTTGGGATCTCCGCACCCAGCGTCAATGGCTGGTTCAGCGGCAAGGCCAAGTTCCTACGCGGGGAAAATCTCCTAGCGGCCGCCAAGGCGCTCGGAGTGAGTGAGGGTTGGCTCGCCACCGGCAAGGGATCGATGCTCGCCGCGGGCGAGCAAACGGAATGGATCTCTCCAGTCCGAGAGATTGAGACGCCACCCGGCTATGTTCGCTTCGACTTGTTTGAAGGGGGCGCGGGAATGGGCACAGGGATCGTCAACCAGGACTACCCCGAGGTAGTTAAGACCATCGAGGTCGCCGAATGGGAGGTGCGCCGGAAGCTCGGCTATCTGCCCCAGCCTGGTCGGATCCAGATCATCACTGGCCGCGGGCCGTCCATGAAGCCGAAGCTGGAAGACGGCGACATTGTCTGGATAGACACCAGCTGCGACTACTTCGATGGCGACGACTACTACCTGATCAACATCGGCGGAGAGACGCAGATCAAGATGCTGCAGAAGCGTGGTGACGGCCTGTATGTGGTGAGCGTCAACACCGACTTCCCTGCCTACCGCCCCGATCCTGGCGACGTAAGCATCCTGGGTAAGGCGTTGATCCACGCAGGTCTGCGGAAGTTTTGAGTAGCGAGAAGCTTTTAACTACTGTCCCAATTGGGACAAAAGAAAAGCCCCGCAGATGCGGGGCTTTCAATGTTCTGTGATTGAGGTGGTCAACCAGGCTTTGAGCTCGTGCGCCTTTTCTTGGTGCTCTTCTTAGCCCCCGACTTCGAGCCCTTCCCACTAAAGATGCCTTCGTCGTCAGCGAAGAATTTCACGTCGTCAGCACCTATGGATTCCGTCGGAAGGAACCACACGCCATATGGTGCCACCGCTGTGATTGACGCAACGTGCCCACGAACACTGCCGTACAGGATTTGAGCCGCATTAATCGCGACCTCCAAGTAGATGTCCCGCATTTCCTTGTCGCTCAGCGGCGCCGGGACACCACTCAAATCCAGCTTGAAACTGCCATGCATCTCCACGTTGATGGCATACGCCGTTTCCCGCTCGACGCCCCACGACAACCTCACGACCTGAAAGATCGAACCAGGTTCCATGAGATGAGCCTCACACTCGACCTCTGGATCCCCGCGTCCCTCTCGCTCGTCGTCGACGATGGAAGCAACTAGCGAAGATTTGACGACATAGAAGTACTCAAGCGAAAGCCGCGGTCTTGCCATTGTCCGTCTCAATAGAAATTTCGTGTTCCGCCTTGCGGAATGGCTTGATGTACTTGGGGCGATTGGACTTGCCACCATCCACGCTCGCGAAGAAATGCGGCTTGTGCGCGCGATCATGAACTCGTAGATGAAGCTCGCCGCCAACAGCGCGCGCCATGGAGACCATGGTCTCAATCTGCAGATTCTTGTCCCCACGCAAGCACTGCGTGATGCGCGCTTGGGACACATCCAGAAGCTTCGCCAAGTCAGCCTTCGTGATGCCCTTGCTAGACATCAGTGACCAAACATCCTTGGCAAACTCAAGCTTCGCGAGCTCTTGCCAATAGAGATCGCCTTCCTCATGGACGGCGTCAACCAGTGCGTCAAATGTTCTGAATTCTGTCATGTTCGGGGTACTCCGTGATCGCTCCGGTGGCCACTGCTTCCTTGTAGCGGTTCAACAACCTAATTGCCTCGTCAACTCGCTTTCGCTCAGTCTTCTGCGTCTTCTTCACCGCACAACTGCTGCAAATCAGGACAGCCCCATCTGCGAAGCAAAAGTAGAGCCTTAGATCGCCACGAACGAACTTATAGACCTTAGGGTCGGTAGAGGATGCCACCTCAATCCACGGCAACTTGTGAGGACCATCTTTCGCGACCATCTGAATCGCTGCGATCAACCCCGCGCGGGTCCGTGAATAGTTGGGGCCTAGCTCAGCCAAGTCATCGATGAGACTGCACCGCCTGCCCTCCCGTTCTTCGAGCTCAGCAAGGATCTTCCATGGTCCTGGGGCAAGAATTATGACGTGCAATACCTTAACTCACAAGTTAAGTCCAACATCGATTGGTGGGCGTTCACCAAGATGATAGGCGGGTCACAGTTCAGAGGCTAGTGGGCGCTAGTGGGCGGAGGCCCCGAGCGAGTGATGGTCGGTAACCCTGACCCAAGACGTGACGGCCACGCCGAATGCTGGAAATGAAGGTTGATGCGAGCGAGCTGAAGCCACTTCTCCCTCGTTCACAAAAAACATTAGCCACTCCTATTGACTGAGAGATTAGCCACTCCTAATCTACAGCCATCGCCCAACACTGCCCCCTCCCGGGGCCGGGCGCAGGAGATCACACATGGCCAGGCTGTCCCTCGGCGCCGCCACCACCGCGCCAACCGTCCTCCCCATGGACGCCATCGGCATCGTCGCCGTAAAGCTCGGCTTTGCCTCCCTCTACTTGGAGGAGGCCGAAGCGGACGCGCTCGCGCTGGAGCTGCAGCGCGCGGCCCAGGCGCTGCGCATCGGCAAAAGCACCGCCAAGCAGTACACCGACGCCCTGAGCGGCAAGGACGCGGCATGAGCGCCCGGGTCTTCGCTCGCGTCTATCCTGCCGGCCGCGCCATGCCGGTCACCGCCGACGAACACAACGTCGTCGTAGACCTGGGCGACAGCGCATGGCTGCTCACCAACGCCGACGCTCGCCAGCTCGCCATCGATCTGTTCCGCGCCGCCAGCCCGGCCGCCGGCGTGCCCATGGCCGCCGACCGCGCCGAGAAGCACCTGCAGGTGCAGGCATGAGCGCCGTCGCTATCCTGGTAGGTCCGCAGCAGCGGGGCCGCGCCGTAGCCGACGCCGTCCGCCGCGCAGCCCTGCGCATGGGACACCGCCCCGACTTCGCCAACACCGTCGCGGACCTCGCGCGTCTCGACTTCCTGCGTGGCGGCAGTGCCGCTGCTGCCATCAGCCGAATGAAGAAGTCGCTGCGCCGCAAGCCGCAGCGCGCGTGGAGGCACGCCTAATGCACCACCTGGCCCTGCCCTTCTACTGCGCCGTGATCGTCGGCCTCCTGTTGGCGCTGCTCGCGCGCGCCATCTACACCGGTGCCGACTCCTTCGTGCTGTTGGCCCTGGGCGGCATCGCGTACTTCGGCTGGCACGGCTGGAAGGACGCACGCCGCTGCTGGCCAGCCTTCCGCGCCGAAATGCAGCGCCGCACCGACGAGCGCCGCCGCCGGGTCATGCCCGCCGACGACACGCACTGAGCAACCGCCCGGCCGGCGCAACCGGCCTCCCACGCCGGCGGGACTTCCACACAGCCGGCAACCCATCACAGGGAACCGCATGCGCAACCAGCTCGACATCTTCAAGGACGACCCGGTCCGCATGGCCAAGGCCAACCGCGACGCCGCCGACCACGCGCTGACCGACAAGCAGTTCACCGAAAGCGAGCGCCAGGAGCGCGCCGCCTACTACACCCGCGAGGCAGAGCGCTGGGAATTCAGCGCCGCCCTCGGCGGCCAGCAGATCAAGCGTGCAGAGGAGCCGCGAGCATGAGAAAGACCGAAATCGGCGCGAAACAAGGCTCAGCCCGTGCGGCCCAGCGCCTCGATATGCCGCTCGATAGCGACCAGCGCCAGCTGCATGGCGTCGCCTTTGTTGAGGATGGCGCCCTGGTGCGGCACCTCCACCTGGGAGCCATCGACCGTAGCCGAGAAGTCGAACACGTCATCCTCTTCGCTGGTGACCGTGATCTGGAAATGATGGCCATCGATCGCTCCATGGAGCGTACGACGGTAGCCCTCGGTCTTCATAACCCCTCCCCTGCCTATATCTGCGGCCGCTCAGTTCCAGCCATCACCCAACAGCTTACAGAGCAAGGCCTCAATCTGGTCTGTCGCGTCTTGGCGAGATTCAACAAGCACCTGCAGACCAATCTGGCTCGGACCGCCGGTGACCTGGTAGCTCGTCAACGTTCCATGCCCTCCCGCCAGAAGCACGACTCTGGCCGTGACCTCTCGGCCCCTGATTTTCAGGATCCAGTCTTCGTGTCCAAACATCCCATCACCCTTGCGCAGCTTCCGTTGGGGTGCACTTCCGAGGCGAGCATACACAGCGAGCGGCGCGCGACCAAGGTCCGGAACGTGGGTATGGCAATGCCTCCCGGCTCAGTACCAGTCGGCGCCCATCATTTCGGACAAGACCGCCTCGGTCTTGGCAGCCGCGTCCTCCCGCGACTCCACAGCGATGTCCAAGCCCAATCGGCTCGGGCCGTAGACCACATGGAAACCAATCATTGTCCCGCGGCCGAACCGGCCAATCCCGTCGAGCACCACCCGGACCGTCACGTCGCGGCCCCTGATTTTCAGATTCCAGTCTTCTTGCCTGTGCATCCCATCACCTTCGCACCTGCTCCATTCCGGTGCGCTTCTCTGCAAAGCATACACAGCGCGCGTTTCGCGATGGATTCGACCAATGGTTGACCACCACGCCGCGGCCGGCCAAGCCAAGCACACCGCGCGCGTCCTGCTGTCGGAATGCCGCGCACGCCGGCGCGGCCACGGCTTCTGGTTCGCCTTCAACGCGGCACAGCGCGCGCGCATGCGCGCCTCTGCACCAGCACCTCTGCCGGCGCCGCCGGCTCAACCGGACCTGTTCGCATGATCCACGTCGGAGATTGCCTGGAAGTGATGCGCGGCATGGCTGAGAACTCGGTCGACGCCATCGTGACAGACCCGCCCTATGGGTTGGAGTTCATGGGCAAGGCCTGGGATGCGCCGTGGAAAGGCGACATTCGCCAGCCGGATGACGCCAATTTCCGTGCGGGTGATCGAAAGCACGGCCTGGTCAGGCACGGAATGGGCTCCTCTTACGGTGGAAACACCTTGCGGAACATGCAGGCATTCCAGGACTGGTGCGAAGCATGGGCTAGGGAATGCCTGCGTGTACTGAAGCCCGGCGGCTACATGCTGGCCTTCAGTGGCAGCCGCACCTACCACCGCACAGCGGCAGGCATAGAAAATGCCGGCTTTGAAATTCGCGACCAGATCATGTGGCTGTATGGCTCGGGCTTTCCCAAGTCGCACAACGGCCCTTGGGGCGGCACTGCATTGAAGCCCGCGCACGAGCCTGTCGTTATGGCACGCAAGCCCCTGGCAGGAACCGTCGAGGCCAACTGGACCGCGCACGGGACCGGCGCCTTGAACATCGATGCGTGCCGTGTACCGGTGGACGATGAACAGCGGGCCCCGCAGACAGGCAAAGGCGGAATTCCGGCCAGGCGCGACAGTCAAGAGGCAAGGGCAGCTGGTGCCGTAGTGCAGCCCCATGAGTTGGGTCGCTGGCCGGCCAATCTGATCCACGACGGGAGCGATGAAGTACTCGCGGCCTTCCCCGACGCCAAGGGGCAGCAAGCGCGAGTGACTGGTGCAGAACCGACCGCGAACGGCTTCAGCGGAGCGGTCAGCTTCAGCGGGCTGATCGGCCGCATTGCATCGTCGGAACCACGTCGCGACGCGGGAAGCGCTGCTCGCTTCTTCTACTGCGCCAAGCCGAGCAAGGCAGAGCGCGAGGAAGGACTCGAGGCTTTCGCGAGCGCCCCAGCAGGGATGGTATCCAACACCAGCGGGCAGCACATGACACGACGCGACGAGGAGTATCAGGTCGCACCTCGCGCGAACCACCACCCCACTGTGAAGCCAACGGACCTGATGCGCTACCTGTGCCGCCTGGTCACTCCGGCCGGCGGTCTGGTCCTCGATCCATTCGCCGGCAGCGGCAGTACCGGCCGCGCTGCCATCGCAGAGGGGTTCCGGTTCGTCGGAATCGAGCTGGATTCCGAATACGCAGCAATTGCCGAGGCACGGTGTCGCGCCGTGCAGCCTGGCCTGTCCTTTGGAGACGTAGCTTGAACGCAACAGCATTCCCCACCACCCCGGCGGCTGCCGCTGACGCCTGCCAGGCATCCTCACCCGTCGCCGCGGTCGTCGCCACCATGCGCCGCCTGGGCGCCGCCGGCGCACCGATCTCGGCCGACCAGGTCCGTGAGTGGAGCGACACCCTGCTGCAGGAGCTGTATACCCAGCCGCCCGTCCGCTGGGAGTACCGGCACCAAGGCGACTCTCGCCCCGGCTGCTGGATGACCGCGACCCCGGAACACGTCTATCACGCTCGCGTTCGCCGCTGGGTCGTCCGGGCCCTGTGGGAAACCCCGCGCGTCATCCAGCCCGAGCGCGACCACGCGTTCAAGGCCGGCGCTTGCACCAGGTGCGGCGATCCCGAGGACTGGGCCGGCCCCGACTGCAAGCCGATGGTCAAACCCGTGGACCCGCGCACCCGCCTCCCCATCGATGCCCGAATGCTGATCGAGCCCCTGAAATGGCTGCGCGATGCCGGGCCCTATGTCCTGAACCGCTACGACCGCGAGAAGCGCGCCAGAGAAGCCGCCTTCCTGCTGGAAAAGATCGAAGCCCACATCCTGGAGTGCCAGAAGCCATGACGCAGAAACACATCAGCCATTCCGAAGGCCTGCCGAACTGCGCCGCCGGCCACCGCGCGCGCCACATCCACGACCTGCGCGGCCCGGCCGCC